GAAGCGGGGAACGTTGTCGCGCGACAATTATATTATTGGGATGAGTAAGCTTTATCAAAATCCGGCGTTCACGCAGTATTTAGATCAGCGTGAAGAGTATTTGATAAAGGAGACGATGAATAAAGTGGTGAAGGATGAATTGTTGGATGCAAAAGGGATCACGGGGCAGTTATTAGAACTAAGGGCTTTACGTTTACGAACTAAAGCATGTTATGATTATAAGCGTAAGGTGCGTGATGATGTTCGTATGAACAAAATCAACGATACCGAAGCGGCGGCATAGCCAGTAAAATTTGATAAATCAATGTTAATTGAAACAAGCGCAGGGGAAGCGATAGAACCCGAGGAGGTTGGAACTGATTCTGATGAAACAGAATCGGAGGTTGTTAAGTCAACCGATCCATTAGATTCAATCGAGGATGAAACAGCGCGAAACTTAGCGAAAGCTGAACGTGCGAAAGCGAGACGTGAAGCTAGAAAAAAGGACGATGAAACTCATGTGGAACCCGTAGTCGAGTCTACGCCTTTTGCTACCAAGGACGACCTAAAGAAACTTGCAACTAACGAAGCAAAAAAATTGGTCGCTCCAGAAGTGAAAGATGCGTGGGATGAGCTAGTGGCGATTCCTTTAGGTGGATTTGATCCAATGGACGCTGAGTCAATTGCAAAGAATATGCAGAAACGATTTGTTTTGCATCAAACTGAGCAAACGAAATCAGATGATCCTACGAAAGTTTTTACGTCTTCGCCAAGTATTCCTTTAAGTGGAAGTGGGTCTAACTCATCGAAGCCGGTTGAAGTGAAGCTCCCGGGATACCGAGAGTCTACTCCTCCTGAGAAGTGGTATTAATTATAAACTTAAATATTTTGATATGGCATTTTTACCAATCAATTATGATGAAGGAAACCTAGTGTCCCTCCTCATCGGTGCCGAGACATTCACTAAAGGTGATGCTTGTGTATTTGATGCTTCAGGTCATATGGTTAAGGCGACTGCTGCCGGTAACGTTCCACTCTTTTATGTAATCATGGAAGATGTTGCGTCCGCTCCAACCGCTGGTACTGTTGAGAAATTGTTTGTGCGTACTTTCGTGGCTCCGATTTTCGTAGCTGATGCAACTACTACACCAACTCAAGCTCAATGTGGAACTTATGTTGATACTGTAACTAACGCTGGAACTATTGATACAGCTGCTTCTACAGACGACCTATTCTTCGTTGAAAAACTTATTAGCGCTGCGGACAAGAAAGTTCAAGGCTGGTTCAAAGGTTTTACCGTTGAATCTTAATTCACATATAATATATGGCTATTCTACGTTCAGACTTCCCATCCTTGACTACTAAGTTAAACGACTGGTTTAACGAAGGTGCTCGAGATGCGATTCAAGATTGGATCGGAAAAGATTATTACGATGTTGGTGAAACTGATTGGGAAGTGTTCAATACTTTGAACCTTTACGGTCTAGGTCGTCCAAGTCGTGTAGCAGAAGGAGCTCAATTCGCGTCACTTACAACTGAAGAAGGAGATACTCTCTCACTAACTCAGATCCAATATGCTGATCGAATCGGAGTAACAAAGCGTATGCGAAAGTTTGATCGTTATGATCAAATTAGCGTAATTGCTAAAGGTCTATCAGAAGGATTCTTCGATGCAATCGATCAATCTCACGCTGACCTTTTGACCAACGGTTTTGCTGGTACTTCATACACAGATGTGTTTGGATTTGCTCAGTCAAACCTTGCTTCAGACGGTGTGTTGCTCTTTAGTGCTTCACACACAAACAACCTTAACGCGAACGTCTTTAGTAACCTCATCACCAACACTGCCGGTACTGCTAACCCAGCTATCTCACGTGATGCGATTGTGAAGACTATCTCAACCGGCCGCAAGTACCGTGATCCAAACAAGTTGAACCGTCCGATTAAGTTTGACCGTGTTCTTGTTTCTGCAACGAACTACGATCTTGCTCAGCGTATTATTTACTCTACTGGAGTACAAGGTACACCGAACGTGGATTCAAACCCACTTCGATCTGACGTAAACGCATTGGTTCAATGGTCACGTCTCGACGTTGACGCGGCTGGAAACGACCGCTCAGCTCGATGGTTTATGTGTGATTCAAGAGGTGTTAAAAAGACACTTCGTTCACCATTTGCGCAACGTCCAACTATGTACCCACCTGAAGAGATTAATGACTCAAAGACTTGGGAGTACACAGCTGACATGTTCTACGCTATGGGAGCAGATCACCCAAAGAACCTGGCTGGATCAACTGGTGCTAATTAATAGATAACTAATCGCTAGATTATGGCTCAACAAAATTTTGTAAAACTAGCTGGACAAGGTCGCTCGTTTGATGCAACACGGGCTTGGAGTGAAGAAGAGCTTGCCGCTCTGATTGCACTTGAGGCACATGGTGTTGCTCGACTTGTGGCTGCTGATTATGTACGTAACGGTATTACTACTGTGGCGCAATATGAGAAAGCACAGTCCGTTGGTTTTGCACCAAAGAGCCTGGAGGATCTGCGCACTGATGCGATCGCCATGCACCAACAATTGGTGCGTGACGCACTCGGTGAAGTGACTGAAGAAGTAGTCGAACCTGAAGTAGTAAGTGAACCTGAAGTAGTAAGTGAACCTGAAGTAGTTGTTGAAGAAACGACTGTGGAAGTAGTAAGTGAACCTGAAGTAGTACCTGAACCTGAAGAAGTAGTCGAACCTGAAGAAACTATCGTGGAACCTAAAGGTAAGAGCGGTAAGAAAGGCGACAAGAAATAGACTATGTTTGATTTAATTAAAAGTCAGTGGGTCGCTATTGTCGCGCTAGTTGTCGTTGTAGGGTCTGTTTTTGTAGGCGGTGGTGCCGAAAAGACTGAACTTTATGACGATACAACATTCACTAATCCGGTTGTGTTTTCCGAAGGGTTGACACAAGGCGGTGGTGAAACTATCCTAACCGATGCAAATGGTGGAACGTATACTCTTACTCAAGCTGAAATGGAAGGAGCAAGTACATTTAAGTTTGCAGCTGGAGGTAATGGACAAGCGGCAATCGCTTTGACATTCCCAGCTACATCGACAATGACTACTCTGATTCCTGAAGCTGGAGATTGCCGAACTTGGTTGTATGATGCTAGTGCTCTTGCAGCAGCTACTACAACTACAATGACAGCGGGTACTGGTCATAACGTTATCGCTTATACAACAAACGATGATGTGATTGACGGTAATGAGTTTGCTCAAATCCAAATGTGTCGTCGCGGAGATACCGATGTCAATACGATTGTAACTGAGTTGTTACACGCTGACTAGAGTATCTGTCTTCACAGACAGATATATCTCGACTCTGCCTTCCATCATGTATAATGGAAGGTGGGGATGGGGATTAAAAAACAGCCCCCGTTAATTTAAAATTATTATGCAAGGATCAATTGAAAAAGGTACATATAAAGTGCTAACGCTTCTCAACGCACTGACCGCTTCTGGCTCTTCAGAAGAGATTGTGATTGCGGGGGCGAAAAGAATTACGTTGTTTTTGACGCGAGCGAATCACAGCGCTGGTACATCTACTTTTGATGTGGATGTGTCACTAGATGGAACTACTTATGTTGACTTCAATAAACTGATTAGTAATGCGACTAATACTAATGCTCAGACACTAACGCGTGTAGCGAGTGTGGCTTTGGCGGCTAACGGGACCACAGCTGTGTCGATGGATCTTGAGAATGATGCTTATTACACAATGAAATTGAATGTGGTTGAGGGAACTGATGGTACACATTCAGCTACAGCTTTAATTGAATTCTAGTATGAAGAAAGCTAAATTAGCTAATAAATACACACCGGCGCTTAATGCGGTAACTGGTGTATATCCAACGAAGCCAGCGAAGAAGCGAAATGCTCCAGCTAATAATTACAAAATTCCCGCAACTCCAAAAGTTTCTGGAAAAGGTTGGGGATACTAAATAATATCTAAAACATGGAACCGTTAATTCAGCATAAAAATCGAGTTGTCCAAGTTGATCAAACTAGAGTAGTACAAAACGCTTTAGCGAAGACTTACTTGACTGCGACAATGGCGGCTGGAACGACTTTAACGGTTAAGGATATTGTTGGTTTTGCGATTGGAAAGTATGTTTGGATTAATCCATTTGGAGCTAATTCTGAGATAGTAGCGGTTCACGCGGCGACTGCACCGACTGGAAGTACGATTACTTTAGCGGCGACTACTGCATTTACTCATGCTTCTGGAGAGGAAGTGCTATATGTTGAGTTTAATCAAATTGAAATAAGTCACGCCGCGACTATTGGTGGGTCAAAGACAGTATTAGTGACTAGTGGAATAGTAGCGCGTGAACGTAGTTTACGATATTTAGATACAACACAGACAACTGGATATTACTTTGCTCGGTTTAAGGACTCAGTAGCAGCGACATTTGGTAGCTACTCAGATCCGGTAACAAATGGCGGTTGGGCTGAAGGGACTGTAGGCCGGTTAGTAGATATGGCTTTAGAGGAAACTTCAAATGAACTTGGTAGTAAGATTACTATTCAGAGTTGTTTTCGCTGGATCAATAGTGGTTTGACTGAAGTTAAGGGTAAGTTACGAACTTGGCCGGAACATGCAAAATCAAACTCAGTGGTAGGGCAAACTGTTCGTGGAATCAATACTGTAACAATGCCGACTGATATTTATGATAATGAAACTAATCGATCAATCAAGGCTATTCGAATTGGTACTGATGGTGAACTACGGTATGTGGAACCAGATTTATTTGATACGCAATTAAGTGGTGTTGCACAAAATACTGTTAGGACACAAGCGGTGGCTACTGATACTACTTTAGAGATTGATAACTCATACGATTTTGCTGATAGTGGAATTGTGGTGGTTTATGTCAGTGGAGTTAAATATAGCATTACGTATACAGGCGTAACACGTTCGGCTACAGCTGGAGTTTTAACTGGTATTCCAGCTAGTGGTGATGGATCAATCACTGTAACGATTCCAGTTGATACTAATGTCTGGCAAGGTGAAACGGAATCTGAACCGGCATTTTATACTGTTCGAAACGGCGCTATTGAATACTGGCCGCTTTGTGGAGAATCTCGCGATAATGAGAATATCTACATGGATTATGATACGGAAGTTGCTTTTGTAAACTCAGAAAGTGATGTAATTGATGCTTTCCGATTTGATATTATTGAGTCATATCTGATGTGGCGAATGTGGTGTAAAGCGGACAATGCTGGTGCTTTGGATCGTAATAATGGTTACTATGCTGAGTATAAGGAACGTTTGAATGATGCGATTCGCACTTTACCGAACCGTCGGATAACAATGGGACCGAATTTGAATACAATGGAGCGCCGTGGTCGTTTTGGACGTCGTCCTGATGTTACTGAGTTAAGTAACGATCAACTATAGTATGGCTAAACTAGATCCACAATTTTACCGGGATCATTCAGGCGGGATGGTTTCGTCGCTGAATGAAGCTTTAGGTTTACCTAATATTGTAAAAGTTGGTCTTAATGTAAACTTTGATGTGGAACTAGGTAGCGCGGTTACCCGGTTTGGTAGTGCGTTAGTGTCGGCTCAATTAGTCGATAACATGAATATATTAGGGCTCCATAACTTCCGCGACGCTGATGGCTCTAATCATGCGTTATTAGCGACAATAAATGCTGCGGGTGGAGCAACTTCAGTAGTTTATAAAGTGGGTACGGGTACAATCCGAACTGGTTTAACAGCGAGTAAGAAGATGCGATTTGTTTCTTTCTTGGACTCAGTTTTAATGATAAATGGTACTGATGCGGAGGCTAGTTATGATGGTGCTTCTGTTATAACAACTGGCGGAGCTTTTGACCTAGCTAATGTTCCAGGATCTAACCTGTGTAGTCTTGGTATTGAATGGTTAAGTCGCGTGTATTTAGCTGGTGATACTGCTAATCCGGACCGATTATATTATTCCTCGACGCCTGTAAGTGGCGCGATATCCTGGACTAGTGGAAACGGGTATATTGATATTGAACCTGAAGATGGCGCTGGTGGTATTAAGGCGTTAAGTAAGGTGCCGGGATTTTTAATGATATTCAAGGAGCGCTCAATGACACGATGGAATTTTGACTCAGCGTTTCCAGAATCACTAATTGACTTAGGGACGCCGTCACAAGAAAGTGTAATCGATGCTGGTGGTGTATGTGCTTTCTTTTCAGCTTCGTCTCGGGATACGCGAGGATTTTATATTACAAGCGGTGATCGACCAACGCCGATTTCGCATGATCGATTACGTAATATTAAGGAATGGGTTGATGCTATTCCGGTAGCTAATGAACCACATATTGCTGGTTGGGGAACATCACGATATTTTGCTTGGAGTGTGGGTGATTTAACTGTAGATGGAGTAGCATATCCAAATGTTGTTTTGCGTTGGAATCGAATTTTGGATCAGTGGAGTGTACGCAGTTATCCAACTGAATTTAAAGTATTTGCGTCGTATGTAGACGGTAGTGGTAATAATACGACGGTAGGTGGTGACGACGACGGTAACGTTGTAGAACTTGATAAGCCGACTGTTTTTACAGATCATAACGGTGCTTTGATTAATTACGAGGTGAAATATCACGAAGAGAATTTTAAGTATAATCAGCAAAAAGCGCTTACTGGAGTAATGGTAGTTAATTCAAAGAACATGGAAGGTGGACGTTTGGAAATTGATACTGAAAAGAAGAAATATCACGTAGGTACAATTGATGGTCGAATTTCTGAAATGAAATTGAAGGATACGATTAAAGATAGTTTGTTTACTTTCTCAGTTAAGGGAGCAGTCAATGGTGCTCCAGGAGTTTTGAAAGAAGTGGAGATTCCAGATATTGAAGTACAAAATTCATATGTCAGTAACACGTGAGTATAGTTTAGATGGTATTGAGGCAAAAAATGCTTTTTCTCCGATGGAGTCTGAAAGTTCTCAGGTGTCAGGGCAGAACATTCTTCTGCAAGGGCAAACACAGCGAACTTCTACAGCATATGGACGGACAGCTACTGTAAAAGCTGGTGAGGATATGCGGCCAGCTCTTGAGAGTCTAAAGAGCGCTGGTGGTGGTACGTTAATTCTTTTAGCTGGAGTCCATCGAGTGAATTACGATATTCAAGGTTTTTCGTATTTGAATATAGTTGGTGAGGGTCCGGATAGAACTGTTATTGATTTTGAAAATAGTGCGTACTCGGTAAACTTTCTCGGTGTGGTAACGACTGCTGAGTTGTGGACAATTTCTATTAAAGAATTAACTATAAAAAATAGTACGGCTTCTGCTGCTCTAAAAATAACAAATTCAAACATTGTTACGATAGATAATGTGTATATATACGACTGCGCAATTGGTTTCTATTTGTATTCAGTTCGTTATTTAGATGTAACTAGGTGTATTAGCTCTAGTAATAGCGGCGATGGATTTTATTTATATGGTAACAGTACTAAAATTTCGTATTATTTTTCTTTTTTAAATTGTCGGTCTCTTTTCAACGGCGGTATTGGTTTTGCGATAGATTCTGTTACGACTACTTCTGTTGGAATTCAAGAAGGTTCTTTTATCTCGTGTATAGCTGATGGTAATACTGGAGATGGTTTTGACATAACAAATAGTTCAAATGGATCTGTAAATCTAGCATTCACTAATTGTATATCAGAGGATAATACCGGCATTGGGTTTGATGTTAGTAGTTTTGCTCTTAAAGTTAGTTTTTTGAATTGTTCTGCTATAGATAATACGGGAGTTGGTTTTGAAGTGTGGACTGGTTTTAGTATAATAGGAGGTTTTAGTACAGATCCTATTACTTGGAAAGGAAGTGCTGGTGTGGTAATTGGACATGACAGTACATCGGATATTACAATAGAAGATCCAGGTGCTGGAGCCTCTATAAATCTAAGAGATAAACCAAAAGAGCGTTTAGTAACGACTTATAATAAGAACAGTACAGCAGGTACTTTAACTGAGGGTACTGTTGTTGTGTACGGTACAGATAATCAGGGGTATGAGATAACTACTACAACTACTGTTGGAGATGATCGCGTTTGTGGCGTTGTGTCGTCGTCTATGGTCGCTGGGGGTAGTGGATCGGTGATAATTTCTGGTTTTACTGCCTCATTAAAAGTGAACGGTACAACTGATATTGCAGTAGGTGATTTTCTTTGTACTTATTCAGTAGCGGGAATTGCGGCTAAAGCTGCCGCTGGAGATATGGTATTTGCCATTGCTTTGGAAGCATATACTACAAATGATAGTAATGGAGTAATTGATGCAATAATTATTAGTCCACGTAAACTTTAATATGAAATACATCTTTCTTTTTCTTTTGTTTCCGTTGCCGCTATTAGCTTTTTCGCCGCAAGTGGTGATCGAAGAAGTTAATGAATTTAGAGAAAGTCAGGGGTTACAGGGTCTTTCGGAGCAAGATGAGCTTAATGTGATTGCTCAGGATAAGGCAAAAGATATGTGTCGAAAACGGTATTGGGCGCATAGTATTGATAATAAAGAAGAGACTATCTGGACTTTTTTTAAAAAACATGATTATAAGTTTAAGACAGCTGGAGAAGTGATCGGTAGACGTTTTCGTACAGAAGATGAACTTGTAGCTGCTTGGATTGCTTCACCGACTCATAAGGCTACTTTACTGCTTCCGAAGGTAAAAATGACTGGCGTTGGCAGGGCTTGTGGAATTACGGTCCAGGTTTTAGCAGATGTCCCTAGAGGCAACCTTACAAAATGAGTTTGATACGTTATAATAATTAAGATATGGCAAAAAAATCTAATGCAAGATCCAAATCAAAAGCTCGAAGAGCTGCCTCTAAGAAGAAGTCAACTTCTAGTTCTTCAAAATCATCGTCTTCTAGTACTCAATCAAAAATCAATAGTATAAAATCGCAAGCTGATGCGATTAAGAAGATTATTGATCAACGGGCGGCTGATGAAAAAAAGTCATCGACGACTACATCTACTAAAGGTAAATACGAAACAACTGATGGTAAGAGTTTTTCTGATAAGGCTCAAGCAACTGCACACCAACGGGCGCTAAATTCTGGTAAAGGGGCTACGGAAGAAAAAGAAAAAGAAAAAGATGATGAGGATTATGCAAAAGCTGATGATACAGGGTTACGAAATACAGCGGAATTTAAAGCTTTAGATAAAGAAGATCAGGAGGCTGTCCTGGCTGTTTTTAATGCAATTGCGACTAATGATGTTAAGAAGGCTAATCAATTAGCTGATTCTTTCCGGGCGGCGTCAAAAATTAATGATCCTATTTTTAAGGAGCAATTAATGTTGGCCGTGGATGCGATCGAACGTGGGTATGTAGAGATTGATAAGGAGGCTGAATTTAAGGAGAAGCAAATGAAGACACGGCTTGAAGATGTTAAAAAGGACTTTTTAGCGAAGAAGGAATTTCTTACATTAGAACAAGCGTCACAATTACGAGGAATTGAAAGACAATATACCGTTGATCTGGAGGATACTCGCCAGGATTTGGCTGTCCGGGGGATGACTGGATCTAGTCGCCGGATTCAAAAAGAGAAGTTGGTTGAAGACTCTTATGGTGATATGCGTGAATCGACTAATCGTAAGTTCGCTTTTGAGCTTCAAGCTGAAGATAATCAGGTAGCCCGATCTGATCGCGATACACAACGCGAATTAGCCCGCTTGGCTGAAATTACTAAGGCTGGAAAACTAGATTTCTTACGCCGGGCTGAACAACAAGTTGGATCAAAGAACTTACCGAACTTAAACACTGATTATAAGCCGGTTGGTGGATTATATGGAGACATTGGTCGTGATTCGTTGCAGAACACCCTTTCGGCAGCAACTAGCTTTGTATTCTGACATATAAATTATGAAATGTCAAGTTAAATGTCAAACATGTTTAAAAGATAGATTTGTTGTTTTTAGAACAAAGAGTCGTTCTGGAAAAAGGGAATGTAGAACGTGTGCAGCAAAAAAACGAGGTTTAAATCTTAAAGGTGTTACTGCCTGGAATAAAGGAAAAAAGACAGGGAAACCTTCATGGAATAGTGGGCAAATAAAAAAAGATACAAGAAATTGTCTTCAGTGTAGTAAGCAATTTGTGACTGAAGCATATCAGAAGTATGTTTATTGCTCACGTGTTTGCTCCAATCGACATAGAGTCGCGGTAGGCCTTCATCATTGGGGTAAGGGAGGCAAGACCCCTCTAAATTTTGCAGTACGTACTTGTTCAGAATATAAGAAATGGAGAGCAGCAGTGATAGCTCGGGACGGTTTTAAATGTCAGTCATGTATGGGAGAAAGTCGCCCTGGCGCCTTTAAATTAATGCATGTGGATCATATAGTACCTTTGTCGTTTTTGTTTAAAGAGTATCATGTCACTACTTTAGCTGAAGCTAAAGTAACTAGTGAGTTATTTGATGTAAATAATGGTCGGGTTCTCTGTTTTGATTGTCATACCCAGACTGATACATATTTAACGAAGGCTTTAGTATATAATAAATAGGTATGGCTCTAAATAAAGATCAAGTAAAAGTACTCGAAGGAATGCCTGGAATTGACCAGACATTACTTGGCACCTATAAGAAAAACAATCCAGGATCAAATCCTAGTGCGACTATTAATGCACCTAAAGAGGAAGTGGGTGGTGATATGGGTGTCGACCGGATCACTAAGTTTAACGCAGCGTTAAACAGTGCTATTGGTCAAGCACGTGAGCAACGTAAGGACTCAGTCCTGGATATGGTAGGTGGAATGATCCCGACCGGTTCTTTACAAGCAAATTCATTTGCTAGTGTGCTTAATGCGTTTAACAATAGTGCCGCCCCAATTGAAGCGACGTTATTGAATAATGCTAATGATTTTGCTGTTGAGCAGGAGAAGCGTAAAGAAGATATTAAAACAGAAATCCGGGACTTGGCGTTGAAAGTAGGTCAGGCTGGTGGTAGTCAAGATACGGTAAATGCGATTGCGGCGTTAATTGCTAGTGGTGATATTGATGCAGCGGTTAAGATTGCGGCAACTGGACTAGCTAAGAAGGGTGTCACTAAAACTGGTACTGGATTAACTGATAAGGAAGGTAATCCAATTTGGGAGATTTCTAATACCTCACTTTGGGATAGCGGTAAGCAAGGTCCAATCTGGGAAGTTTCAAAATTTAATGATGAGTTTAATAATACAAAAGTTACTTCTGGAGCTGAATTGAAGACAGAGATGGATCGTCTTTTGAAAGATAATTTTGTTAAAATCTCAACGGCATTAAAAAATGATACAACTCGTCGAGATTTTATGAATGATTGGGTTGAATACCAAGAAATGGTAATTGGCGGTCCGGTAGACCCGATGGTTTATATGACAGAGTGGGCTGCTACCAATGGAATTGAGTTAACAAAACCGAAGTCTGAGACAACGAAGACTGAAGAATCTAAAGATTTATATAGCGAATTATACGAATCCGATAAATAAATATGGCATTATCTGCGACAAATCAAAAGATTCTTGCGAACAGGAAAGCGGCTGAGCAAGGTCGCGGTTTGTTAATGCCGGAATTGAGTACAGGTAATTCAACGCCTCAAACCTCAGAGTTCGGGTTTAATCCATATAAGGATATACCAAAAATGGTAGTGCAGGGTACGGCGCGTGGTGCTTTTGCTACTGGACAAGCTTTAGGTGGAGCAATTTTAGGCATGTCTCCCGATGAGCTTGCTCAACATAAATTTACTCCTCAAGGCGGAGCTAAGTTTGTGTTTGGAGAAGCGGATGTTAGTACCGAAAGTGAAGGTACTGATTTTGTAAAGATGTTTGGAGCTGATGAGGAATATGCGAATGAGCTTGGTGTGATTGCAATTGCTGGATTTACAGCATTGGATGTCCTTACTGGCGGTCAGGCTAGAACAGTTACTACAGCGCTTAGAAATGCGGATAATTTGGCTGATGTTGCAAAGACAATGCGTTCAGTCGGATTTGAAGACGATATTATAAAAAATTACGGTGATTTCTTTGTAGGTGCTAAGACTGAAAAAAAAGTTGGTGAGGGGCTTGAAGCTGCTATTAAGCTCCAGGAATCAACTAAGCGGGTTCAAACTACCCCGCTTCGAACTGCTGATGGTTCAGATGTCATTACAGTAGGTGGTAAAGTGATGAGTGATGAAGTTGTTTCTATACGTAAGGATCTTATAAAGATCCTGGATGAAGTTGGTGATGAAGTGACAACAAAAGTAAAAGAAGATTTGAGTCGAACTACAGTACCGACAATGCGACAAGTTGATATTGCGGTGGAGACTTTAAAAAACTTTGATGCTGTTCCGCCGTCTTTAACAGCGCGTGTGGAGGATATACGCTCTACAATTAAAGCTGAACCTAGTCGTTTTTTGGATGAAGCAACAGTACCTAAGAGTGATATTCAAGGTAAAAGTACAGTTGATCCAGATTTACAAATAATTCCAATTAAGGACGCGCGAGTTATTACTGAGGGTAAGTTGGATATTGAGAAAATTCCAGATGGCGGTCGTATTATTATTGAAGACGCGACTTATACTCGAAAAGGTGACGTGTTTGTCAAAGGTACACGTGATGAGGCGGTTCGCGATATACCGATCGATAATAATACCTATATTAAAGAAGGTGATGTTTTTGTAAAAGGTGATACCGGTAAGGTTGTAGATATTCCTGTAGAAGATGCTCGATATAAAACAAGTGGTGAAGTACCTGTTCGTCGTTCTGAAGGTGAGGTTTCTAATGTAGAAGTTGAGGTTAAAGTAGAAACGCCAGTAAAAAAACTTGATGAAGTAGCTAACCCGGTTAAGGAAAAACTTGGGATGTTAAATGTTAATCTCCAGGAGCGCTATGGTAAGGGCGCGATTACAAAGAGTAAGGCGGATAAGTTTGCTAAGGCTGAAGAAAAAGTTTTCTATCAGGTTTTACGGTACTTAGAGGAGGTACAGCATGTGGCTGAGAAAGGCGGCGATATGGTTCAGGCGGTACCGGCATGGATTCCGGTTGAGTTACGTGAAATTGGTGTATACGAGAATGTTATTAAACATCTCCAATCAGGAACGTTACCTACTTCACATGCTTCAAAAGAGATGGCGCTCTACACAGCTATGGTTGATGAGGTAGCCAAACGTGCTGGAGTGACTTCTAAGCCGGTGAAGGCGGTTGATGCTGAAGGCGCGATTATTGAGTCGATGCGCGAAGGAACGCGTCCATATGGGTCAAAAGTAGAACCTGTGGTTAAGGGAGATAAAGTTCCAGAAGAAATTGCCGATGATACGAAAATATTTGAGAGTGACGAAGTTATTGACGAAGCTTCGAGTCATGAGGCGTATTTGGAGTATTCACTGAGTGGTGGACGTCCTACTGGCAATAAGGTTAAAGGGAGGGGAGTTGTTGATCAATTAGATATGTCGCAAGTTGAGGCAGTATCTAATACGAAGATGAATATTAAGGATGTTTATCGTAACAACGAGTTATTCTGGGGAACACAATGGGCGAAAGTGAAGCAAGCACTATTTGATCCGTTTGATGCGTCGAAAGGCA